AAGTACACGTAAAGAAGTTCGTGATGATATTTCAGCTAACATTAGCGAAGGTGAGTTTATTTTTCCTGCAGATGTAGTCAGGTACTTAGGTCTTGAAAAGCTTATGCAAATGCGCCAAATGGCTAAGATGGGCTTAAAAGAAATGGAAGCTATGGGTCAGATGGGTAACTCTGATGAAGCTACTATTCCTGATGACTTACCCTTTGGTATGGCTGACTTAATTATTGTAGAAGGTGAAGCAGATAGTGATGAAAATAACTTTGCTGTTGGTGGTCTTCAGTGGCCTGTGTCACCTGCTGACGTACCTGTTGAAACTAAAGTATACGTTAATGCAGCAGGCAATAAAATAAATATCAGGTTCCAAGGCGATAAACCACTTGACACGATACCTGATGGTTATGTATTATTTACAGGACAGGAAATCACACCTCAACCTGTAGTACGTCAGGGTGGTGATGGTAGTAGTTCTGATACACCTACCGCTAAGAATCCATTTGTAGAAGCGGGTAGTTGGAAAGACGCCCCACTAGATATGTACATTAAAGAATTAGATAAGTTTACTGGTTACACACCTTCTGTTGTTGCAGGTCTTGCCAGTGCATTAGGTGGGCCTTTAATTGGTGCTGCAGTATACGCAGGCAATAAGTTTAATAAAAAGCAAATACTTTCTACAATCGATGAAAGAATTGAGCAGGCTAAAAAGACTGACGTAGTAGGTCAAGTAGCTGCTTTACGTGCTGCTAAAGATAAATTAATGGGTAAAGGTGAAAAGGAAAACACATCTATACTTGGTAAAATTATAGGTACGGTAAAGGGTGCACTAGGCCTTACTGATGAACAAGTTAAAACAGCTACGACTAATGCTGCTACTGTTTCTTCTGCAGACACTATCACGACAACAACGGGTGATCCAATTGTAGATAAGAAAGAGGCTGCTAAAGAATCAAAAACTGTATACAATTTAAAACCTTCAGACATGCTCCCTACTGCAGATAACGACTTTATTGATGCGTATGATTATATAGCTAAAAAGCAACAAGAAGCTTCATTTGATCGACAAGCAACTGCAGGTACTACGGCCATTACAAATCAAGAAGCTTCGTTTGATAGGTCGCAAGGACTTGCTCCTGCAATACAGTCTCAAAGTGAACCTGTGACACCTACACTGTACGGTGCCTCACCAGCACTAGGTATTGCAGACACATCTACGGCCCCACAAATACCTGTTGCTGCTCCTCAAGTAGTAGGTGCATCTGCTGCAATAGACAGACCTGCTGGTGCAGGTATGACAACAGGAACTAGAGCTTTACTTCCTGTAGTGGCATCTGCAGAACGTAATCAAGGTGTACAACAACTTGCAGATATACAAGCACAGTCTGCTCAAAGTGTACTTGATGTAGTTAAAAACGCAGTTACAAATACACAAGTTACTGCACCGTTAGTTGGAACAACAATGCAAGTAGATGGAGATACACCTAGAGAATCTGGAATAAAAGCTGCTGCGTTGACACCTTCAAGGCCATCTGAATCTAAACCAAAAAGTCGTGCAGGAGCTATAACAACAAGCGCACCTGTGAGTACAGATCGTGATGATAGATCTGATCGTGACAGTGGTCCATCTGCAGCAGAAGTTGCAAGTAAAGCCGCAAAGAAAGCAACCAAAGAAGCTAAAACAAAAACTGCTAACTTATCACCTACACAAAAAACAGGTGGCGCAGAGTTAGATAAAGCATACGGTATATCAGGTTTAGCAAAAGGTGGTATGCCTAAAAAGAAACGTGGTTTAGCAGCACGTAAGTAATCTGTTATATTTGTCTGGCTACTCATCCCCCTAACAACAACACTAGGCTACGGTGGCCCCAGAAAAGAAAGTAAATAAATGAACGATACAATAATGGCTGGCGAAATGGAAACGCCAAAAAAAGTAGCATTTGCAAATCGAAAGTATTCAAACGAAGATAAACGAAAGCTAGAAGAAGAAGAACTGCAAAAACTAATAGACGAACAAGATGAGTCTGTAAAAGAACAAGAAGTTCAAAAAGAAGAACAAGTACCTGAGACAGGTGAAGAGCGTAGTTTTAAAAAACGCTATGGTGATTTACGCAGACACACCCAAGAAAAAGAACGTGGATACGAAGATCGTATTAAAAAACTAGAAGAACAACTTAGCGAATCTGCGGCACAAGGAATTAAACTACCTACTAGTGATGAAGACTTAGATAAGTGGGCAGCAGAGTATCCTGATGTAGCAGCTATCGTAGAAACTATTGCGATTAAAAAAGCAAGAGAGCAATCAAAAGATTTAGAAGATCGTGTTAAGGCTATTGATGAGATGCGATATGAAGCTACTCGTGAAAAGGCTGAAGCAGAACTTATGCGTATACATCCTGATTTTGGGGAAATACGTAACAGCGATGACTTCCATGAGTGGGCTGAAGAACAACCTAAGTGGGTGCAAGACGCTTTGTATGAAAACACTGAAGATGCTCGTTCAGCATCTCGTGCTATCGACTTATACAAGAGTGATAAAGGCATTGCAAAGACTGCAAAGAAAACTAACGACAAAGATGCGGCGAAATCAGTAGGAACTAAATCTACACGTACTCGCCCTGAAACAGATGAGACAAGTAACTACCTAAAAGAATCTCAGGTAAATAAAATGTCTCCACAAGAATACGAGAAGTATGCTGATGATATTATGGAATCTATCCGTACTGGTAAATTTATCTATGATATTTCAGGAAATGCTCGTTAAGCTATTGACATGTAGAAAAACTATGGTATAACTATATGTACAATCCTTTAGTGTAGGGTAGCCCTATTAAATAGCAACCTACTCTATACTAAATTAAACTTTACTATTCACAAACAGCAATACTCTTACGGAACTACCTAATCACTATTGGCCCATTGCATATAAGAACGGCCATTCTTGTAAACAATGCACCCACTATATTAGCCTCTAAACTTGAAATTGTTTTAGTTTGTATCTTGGAACCAATAATGCGAAAGGAATAAACAATGGCATTTGGATCAGCGAGTGGATATGGCAACCTTCCCAATGGGGTTTGGTCACCAGTAATCTACAGCAAACAGGTACAACTTGCATTCCGCAAGTCTGCTATCTGTGAAGCAATTACTAACAACGACTATTTTGGCGAGATTGCCAATATGGGCGATAGCGTGAAAATCGTTAAAGAGCCTGAAGTAGAAGTTAAGCCTTATCTGCGTGGTACAACTGTTGCCGCACAAGATTTGATTGACTCTGACTTTAGTCTTAATATCGACAAAGCCAATTATTTTGCCTTCAAGGTCGATGACATTGAGGATGCTCATTCCCATGTCAACTTCCAAAGTCTTGCGTCAGATCGCGCAGCCTATCGTTTGGCTGACCAGTTTGACAAAGATGTACTAGGCTATATGGCTGGTTATAAGCAGACTCCTGCTGCTGGTGCAACTGGTAACATCTTAGAAGATGAATCTGCGGATACCGTAAACAACATTGTTAACGGAACCAAAGCTAACTCAGCGGCTGGTGGCGACGAATTGCTCGCAGTTAACAAGCTGAAAAAAGGTGACTTTGGCAACATCACTACTACTTCTGCTGGAGATCATTCAATTCCAGTAGCTGCACGTCTTCCTGGTGCTACAGCATTGCCAACAGCAACTGTGTCTCCTGCGATGATCGTATCACGTATGGCACGTTTGTTGGATCAACAACAGGTTGACTCACAGGGTCGCTGGTTGGTCATTGATCCCGTAATGATGGAAGTCATGCGCGATGAAGACTCACGTTTGTTGAACGCAGACTTTGGTGGTTCAGGGTTGCAGAACGGTTTGGTTCTGAATAACTTTCATGGCTTCCGTGTCTATGTGACATCAAACTTGCCATCAGTTGGTACTGGTGCAGGAACTACAGGTTCAGCAAACCAGAACACTAACTTTGGTGTGATTTGTGCTGGACACGACTCAGCCGTTGCATCTGCAGAGCAGATCAACAAAACTGAGACTTATCGTGACCCAGACTCATTCGCAGATATTGTTCGTGGTATGCACCTTTACGGTCGCAAAATCTTGCGCCCAGAAGGTTTGGTAACAGCGAAATACAATATCGCTTGATAAGCTATTAGCATTGGGGCTGGCTATATGCTGGCCCCTTTGTGCTTAAATTTAGGATCTACTAATGTCTATTACCACAGCAGTATGCAACACATTTAAACAAGAACTGCTGGGTGGTATCCATGATTTAGATACTGACTCAATAAAAATTGCATTGTTAAAAACGTCACCTACGGGAACTTATAATGCAAACACTACTAACTATTCAGACGTTACAGATAATTCAGACGAAGCTTTAGGAGTAGGTTATGTTGCAGGTGGTAATACTCTTGCTAACCCCTCTATTTCTTTAAGTGGCTCTACCGCTATAGTGGATTATGACAATACTACATGGTCATCTGTAACTGTTTCTGCTGATGGGTGCTTAATATATAACGCATCTAAATCAGGTAAGGCTATTGCTGTCATAGATTTTGGCGGTACTAAATTTTCTGTAGCTGATGATTTTATAATCTCATTCCCTACAGCAGATGCATCTAATGCCATAATTCGTATCACATAAGGAGTAAAGAAATGGCTACGTTTAATAAATTTAATTCTTGGATTGAGACTGCAGTTGAAGCTGCTAACCTTGGTTCTGACACTTTTAAAGTGCAACT